GCGCGGGCCGCGAGTGGCTGGTGAAGCAGATCCCGGAGTGGAAGGATGCGGCGAAAGCCAAGGCCGAACGCGCCGAGATGAAAGCCTATGCGGCGAAGCTGGGCTTCTCCGCCGAGGAACTGAAGGCCGTGGACGATCCGCGAGCTGTGCTGATGATCCGCCAGGCGATGCTGTACGCAAAGCTGCAGGAGAAGAAGCCCACGCTGATCAAGCAGAAGTCGAAAACTCCTGCGACCCCCGGCACCAAGACCCCGGTGATGAAGCCCCAGGCCATCAAGCAGCCGCAGTCCAAGAAGGTCGCTCGCACTGACGACGCGAAGAAGCGCCATGCGCGGGAGAAGTCGGTCGCTTCGGCGGCGGGATTCTTCCAGACGCTGCTCTAACCGTTCGAAGGGGGTACGCCCCAGGAGGATTTTCATCATGGCAAAGGTCACCAATGCCTTCGAGACGCGCGATGCCAAGGGCAACCGCGAGGATCTCGAAAACGCGATCTACAACATCGATCCGTCCGACACCCCGTTCATGACGCTCGCGGGCCGCCGCACCGTCAAGAACACGTCCTTCGACTGGCAGACCGAAGCGCTGCCGACTGCCGACGACACCAACGCGCAGGAGGAAGGCTTCACGCTGACCCGCACCGCCGGCCAGGCGACGGTTCGTCAGAAGTCGGTCGTGCAGATCTCCAAGCGCGATGCGACCGTCACCGGCTCGCAGGAAGCGGCCGACGCTGCCGGCAAGGGTGCCGGCGAAATGGCCCACCAGATGGCTCTCAAGTCCAAAGTCCTGAAGATGGACATGGAGAAGATTGCCCTGGGCTTCCAGCCGATGGACGACGGCCTGGACGACGGCGTTCGCCGCACCCGTGCCTTCGCGCACTGGCTCACCACCAACGTGTCGCGCGGCGCCACCGGCTCGCACCCGGGCACCGCCACTGGCGCGATCGTTGCGGGCACCCAGCGTGCCCTCACCGAGACGATGGTGCGGAACCAGATGCAGCAGGCGTGGGAGAACGGCGCGAAGCCGTCCATCCTGCTGACCAACTCGGTCAACAAGGTGACGATCGACGGCTTCACCGGCCGCGCGAACAGCGAGCACGCTGTGGCGAACGACCAGGCCGTCCAGGGCATCTCGGTGTACCGCACCGACTTCGGCACCCTGTCGATCCGCCTGGACCGCTGGATGCCCCAGAGCGCGGTGTATTACATCGACCCTGGCTACGTCCGCTTCGCCTTCTACCGGACCTTCCGGCAGAAGCCGATCGCGCCGATCGGTGACGCCGAGACGCGGATGATCCTGGCCGAGTGGGGCGTCCAGGTGGACAACGAGAAGGCGCACTGCGGCACCTTCGACCTGTTCGACACCAACGGCGAGTACGGCCGCTAATCCCGGCGGCGGAATAGAGAGGGGGCTGGGCCGACGCTCGGCCCCCTTTTTCACAGGAGAACAGCATGCAATCCGATCGTCTTTCTCAACACTTCGTCGCGATCGTGCCGCACGCGACGAACCCGTTGCCGCAAGGCGCAACGCGTCGCGGCATTCACTGCGGCGGCGCAGGCACAGTCGTTGTGGGCTCGCCTGGAGGCGACGTCACCTTCACCGTGGTTGCCGGCCAGCACCTGCCCATCGAGGTGCTCTACGTCCGCGCCACGTCCACCGCTACCGGCCTCGTCGCCCTGTACTGACATGAGCCGCGCCATCCTCGACCAACGGGGCAACGTCCTCAAGACGCTCCACGTCCACGACGATCGCCGGATCGAAGTGACGGAGGAGAACATCGACGGCATTCTGGCTCTGGCAGAGCGCCAGCGCCAGATCCGTGGGGAGACGATGGCTGGCCATCACGACGGCATGGTGCTCGCCGGCTACATCCCCGAGGCCGTCTGGGAGCGCATGTGCCGCGACGGCTCCGTGACCGACGAGGCCGCCCTCAAGCGCTGGATGAACGACCCGCAGAACTCCTGCTTCCGCGTCTGGAAAGGCACGGTGTGACATGGCCGAACTGACTTTCGCGAATCGAGCGGAGCTGATCGACCTGATGGTCGACACGCTGAACCGCCTGGGGTCCGTCGTCGTCAAGGACCGCTGCGCCTCCTGGATCAAGCTGCACGAGGCTCGCGCCAACCGCGTCCTGCGTGACCGCAACATGGTGCTGCGAGCGACTGCCTCCCTGGTCAACGGCATGATCCGCCTGCCGAACGACTTCAAGGAAGCGATCCAGATCCAGATCAACGACGGCACGCTGGTGAAACCGCGCCCGCTCTCGCTCGTGACCCAGGAGGAGGCAGACCGGATCCGCGCATCGGGCCGCCTGACCGAGCCGGCGCACTACGCGATCGTCGGCAACTACCTGGAGGTGGTGCCGTACACGGACACGGCCAGCGCGATCGAGCTGGCCTACTACAAGGCCGTGCCTGCGCTCACCACCGAGGCGCCGACGAACTGGCTCCTCACGGAGCACCCCGACTACTACTTCTATGGCGCCCTCGTGCACAGCGCGCCCTACCTGCGAGACGACGAGCGGATCGTCATCTGGGGCCAGCTCGCCCAGACGGCGCAGGACGAGATGCTGATCGCCACCGAGCGGTCCCGCCTTTCCGGGTCGCGGCTGAAGACCCGGGCCCGTCTGAGGAACTGACATGAACGAAGCACAAGTGGAGATCCCCCTCACGCCTGAGATGGCGGAACAAGTAGCCAAGGCGCACGAGAACGCACTCAAGGGCCAGCCCGGCGAGCTGCGGTTCGATGTCGAAGTCAAGCGGGCCGATGGCCGCGTCGAGAAGCACACGCTTATCGCCACGGTCACTGGGCTCGCGTAACCACCGGAGGACGTCATGTCTACAACCCACTCCACTGCGGCCCGCAACGCGGCCACCGACGCAGTCACCGCCCTCCTGGGGGCAGGCGCCAAGATGTGCTTCCGGCTTGCCGGCAACATCGGCGCGCCTGGCGCAATCGCTGCCACCCTGGCGATGTCGGCGACAGCCTTCGGCGCGTCTGCGAACGGCACCGCCACGGCCAACGCGATCACGAGCGACACCAACGCTGCAGGCAATGCCAGCGCGGTCGCCACCGTCACGCTGCAGACCAGCGGCGACGTGATCGTGATCCACGCCGCAGTCGCCGCTTCCGCATCCGACGTCAACATGAGCAACGGCCTGGTGGTCGCTGCTGGCGACACCGTGAGCTGCTCCTCCCTCACCTACACCGCACTCGGCGCGTAAGCGAAAGAAGCCGGCATGGCGGCGATCTCCACGCTCCAGGACGGGTTCCCCGGATCCTCGCTCTCAGGGCTGTGGGCGACCTTCGGCACGGGCGGCACGAACACCGTAACGGTTGGCAGCGGGTACGTCGAGTTCAACATCGACGGCTCGGTGGCGGCGCCGAACGAGGTCGGCATCCGCTCGGTCGATAACTACTCGCTGATCGGCTCGTCCGTCTATGCCCGCCTTGTTCAGCCAACGGCGAGCGACGGGAACCTCTGGAACCTGGGCGAAGACTGGATGATGCTCCGCAACGAGGCGGGGGACGAGGGTCTTGGCTGGCTCATCACGTACGGCAACACGCGGCAGATCCGCGCGGTAGCGATCAACGACCTCTCCGACTGGTGGTCCGCGTCGGAGATGACGGCCATCAATTACAGCGCGACCGATCACGCCTGGCTGCGGATCCGCGAAGACAGCGGAACGATCTACTGGGACACCGCCCCCGACAGCGGTGGCAGTCCCGGCACCTGGACGAACCGGCACTCGGTGGCCGTGGCGTCGCTGACCAACTTCGACAACTCTCCCGGCGCGAGCGTGAAGCTGGAGATGAGAACCGGGTATTGGTCGACCCCGGGCGCGGACTCCTGGTTCGCAGGGAACCCGCGCTGGGACGGCGTGAACACCTCCACCAGCTCGGCCGTCACGCACGCCACAAGCGGCGCCCTGGCTGGCTCCGGGGCGGCCCTGGCGGGCACGGCGGCGCGCTCCACTACGGCCTCCGAGCACGCCACCAGCGGCGCCCTGGTGGGCCCTGGAAGCGCCCTGGCCGGAACGGCGGCCCGTAGCCGCACCCACACGAGCAGCGGCGCCCTGACGGGCCCTGGAGCGGCCCTGGCAGGTACAGCCGCCAGGTCCGCAGCCACGGGCGCTCTGGCGTCGATCCAGGACGCGTTCGATGCGGCCTCGATCAACACGGCCAAGTGGGACACGTTCATCCTGGGCGCGGCCGTCGGCACGATCTCCCAGGTGGGCGGCAAGCTGCGCCTGGACCTCACCTCCGGCGTTACCGGCAATCAGCTCCTGGTGCAGAGCGACGACATCAAGAGCCTGGTAGGCAGCGAGGTCTACACGAAGCTCTCCAGGGCGCTGGTCGTCACGAACAACACGGGCGGAGCCGAGGCGCGCCTGTCCCTGGTGTCCACGACAGCCGACGATGCGCTCGGCTGGCACCAACAGGCAGACGGCACGATCGAGCCGCAGTGGCGCATTGCCGGCCTGTCTGTCAGCGGCGGAGCGGTCAGCTACACGCCAGCGACGCACGCCTGGCTGCGGATCCGGGAGAGCGGCGGCACCGTTTACTGGGACACGGCCCCTTCGAGTGCGAGCGATCCACCCTTGCCAGGGGACTGGGTGAACAGGTTCTCGAAGCCCCTGTCGGAGCTGTTCTCCGTCACGAGCATGAAGATCGTGCACGCCGTCACTTACTGGGGCGGCACGCCAGGCGCCCCGACCGGGCCGGTGGAATTCGATTGCGTCAATACCCAGACCAGGGCAGGAGTCGAGCACACCACCTCTGGCGCATTGGCTGGCCCCGGGGCGTCCCTGGTCGGGGCCGCCGCTAGGAAGATCATCCACGCCACCAGCGGCGCCCTGCTGGCCCAGGCCGGCTCGCTCGCGGGCCAAGGCCGGCGCGAGAAGGCGCACCACTGCACTGGCGCCCTCGTGGGTGACTCTGCAATAATCACTGGCATCAGCTCCACGTCTGACGCCACCCGGCACCTATGGGTGGCAGCGCAGGACACGGGCGGAGCATGGGCCGACCAATCGTCCCAGGATTCCGACCCGTGGACCCCAGTGGAAGACACGGGCGGAGCCTGGGGCTCCTAACCGGAGTCCTTCAATGGCTGACACTCTCACCAACAACCTGCTTCTGACGAAGCCTGAGATCGGCGGCTCCGCTGACACCTGGGGCACCAAGCTCAATGTGAACATGGACGCGATCGACGCGATCTTCGCCGCGAACGGCGGGGGCACGTCGGTCGGCCTGAACGTCGGAGAAGGCAAGACGCTCACGGTTGGCGGCACCATGAACGTGGACGGCACGGCCAATTTCACGGGCCCCATCAACGCCACCGGCACGTCCCCGTGGATCACGAGCACCCAGCTCATGCCCGCCGGCCTTGGCGGCAGCGCGAACATGATCCCGCGCATGGATCCTCGCGGAAACATCGGCTGGGAGTCCCTCGTCGTCGGCGACTACGTCTCGGGGGGAGGCGTCAGTGCCATCCAGGCCAACGTCGGTACTGCAGGAGCGGATTACAAGGTGCTGCGCGGGCACGAGTTCGGCAAGGGAGCGCTCGTGTGGGGAGCTGACTTCGTCGGCATGGCATGGAACTCGGAGTATTCGAACGGGACGTGGAAGAAGCGCGGCCCTGGTCGGTCCTGGATGACCACCATGAGCGACAAGTACTTCCACATCGCCTGCACGGAATACGCCGGAGGGGTCGACAACGCCGGAGTTGCCGGCGACCCGTCGAACTTCCGCTGGACGTGGGCCGTCAGCGAACTCGGCCAGGTCTACACCTACATGAATTACGCGATCTCCGATCGCCGCATCAAAGACAACCTGGAAGTTATCCCTGCCGCACTGCAGAAGGTGCAATCCATCTCCGGGTACACCTACACGATGGACCGCACTGGCGACATGCGTCATGCCGGTGTCATCGCGCAGGAAGTGCAAGACGTGCTCCCGGAGGCTGTCACCCAGCCGGAAGAAGGGGCGCTGCTTGGCGTGAACTACGCAGCGCTGACGGCACTGCTCATCGAGGCCGTGAAGGATCTCGCCGCTCGCGTCGAGAACCTCGAAGGCCTACTCTGAAGGAGGGCGAATATGGACAACGATGAGGCCCAACAAATCGCCATGACCGAAGGCGCACGAAAGGTGCTACAGGAGATGCTACGCAATGACCTACCAGAGGCCGTGGCCGAGGGCATCAAGAAAGTGGTGACGGCCGAGACGGCGCGCATCTTCGCCGACGTCTTCATCGATGCGATGAAGCAGCAGGCGAGTGTGAAGGTCGACACCTGGGCCGGGAAGCTAGTCAAAGGGGCGGCGGCCAAGATCTGGAACAACCTATGGCTCATCGTGTTCGCGATCGTGTTCGCCTACTCCGTGGGCGGCTTCGGGGCAGTGGCGGCTCTTGGGAAGTGGGCCATTCAACAGGCGCTAACTCCGACATGAACAGCTTCGAGCAATTCGTCGAGAGCACCATCGACAAGGTGCTGAAGGCCGAGAAGGGCTACGTCGACGATCCTGACGACAAGGGTGGCGAGACGAACCACGGCATCACCGTGGCCGTCGCGCGTGCGAACGGCTACAACGGGCCGATGCGCGACATGCCCGTGTCGGTGGCTCGCGCGATCTACCGCAAGCGGTACATCGTCGGCCCTGGCTTCGACAAGATCGCGATTCTGTCGCCGCTGCTGGCCGAGGAGCTGATCGACACGGGCGTGAACATGGGCCCGTCGCGCCCGAGCGAGATGCTCCAGCGCTGGCTCAATGGCTTCAACGATCGCGGCTCGAAGTACGCCGACCTGTTCGTCGACGGCCGCATCGGAGACGTCACGGTCGACGCGCTGGAGGCCTACCTGGCCTGGCGCGGCGCCGAGGGCGAGAGCGTGATGCTCATGGCCCTCAACTCCACCCAGGGTGTCCGCTACCTGGAGATCGCGGAGAACAACGAGTCGCAGGAGAAGTTCCTCTACGGCTGGATGCGGACGCGCGTCGCGAACATCCTCAAGGGGGTCCAATGAGCCGCTTCGTCACACCCCTGATCACCGCCCAGGTCAGCCTCGACCGCTGGCGCCTCGAAGCGCAGCTTGTGTACGAGAGCGATCTGCTGAAGAAGCACGTCGCCGTGCCGGCGGGTTTCGTCACCGACTTCGCGTCGGTCCCGCGCCTGCCCCTGGCGTACATGCTGGTGGGCGGCAAGGCCAATGCAGCAGCGGCCCTGCACGACTGGTTCTACTCGACGCACATGCTGACGCGCGAGCTGTCCGACGATGTCTTCTACGAAGCGATCCGCGCCCTCGGCCATTCGCGCTTCACGGCGTACATGATGTGGCTCGGCGTGCGGGTGGGTGGGGGCTTCTTCTGGGACAAGCCGAACGTGCCGCAGGCGCCGCACATCGAGAAGGAAATGGAAAATGCCGCGTGACTCTTTCCTGCCCTTCACCATCCCGCCAGGCGCCTGGCGCAATGGCTCTCGCTATCAGGCCAACGCGCGCTGGTACGAGGTGAACCAGATGCGCTGGACGAACGGGCGGCTGCGTCCGATCGGCGGCTGGCAGCGCTTCAGCGAAGCGGCGATTGCCCAGGTGCCTCGTGCGCTGCACGGATGGCGCGCCAACAATCAGATGCGCTGGCTCTCGATCGGCACCGCCGGCCAGCTCCTGATCCACGACAACACCGAGCTGCGGGACATCACGCCTGTTGCGTTCGCGGTCGGTCGCGCCAACTCCGTGTTCGGCCTGGGCTGGGGCGCCGGCAAGTATGGCGAGAACGCGTACGGCACGGAGCGCCCGGCAGACGCCAGCGCGATCGTGCTGGAGGCGGCCACCTGGTCCTTCGACAACTTCGGCGAGAACCTGATCGGCTCGTGCACTGGCGACGGCCGGATCTACCAATGGAAGCCGTCCCAGTGGTCTTCTGTCGGCGGCGCCGAAAAGGCCACTGCGATCGTGAACGCGCCCGTGGGCATCTCGTACGTGTTCGTCTCGGAGGAGCGGCACGTCGTCGCCCTGGGCAAGGACGGTAACCCGCGCAAGGTCACCTGGTCCTCTCGCGAGAACCTGAACGAGTGGACATCGAACTCCCTGACCACGGCCGGCGATCTCGACGTGACCACTCCAGGCAAGCTCGTGTCCGCTGCGCGCTGGCGCGGCGAGACGCTGCTGTTCACCGACTGCGACGTGCACCTGATGCGGTACGTCGGCACGCCGCTGATCTACGGCATCCAGCAAGTCGGCGAGAACAACGGCATCGTTGGCCCGAAGGCTTGCGTCGGCATCGGCGACCGCGTCGTGTGGATGGCGACGAACGGCTTCTGGGCCTACGACGGCGTGTGCCGCCAGATCCGGTGCGACATCGAGGAGTACGTCTTTCGAGACATCAACATGCTGCAGGGGGCGAAGATCGTCGCCGGCCACAATGGCGAGTTCGGCGAGGTGTGGTTCCACTACCCCTCGAAGAACAGCATCGAGAACGACAGGTATGTCATCTGGAGCTACCGCGAAGGGTGGTGGTCCTATGGCACGCTCGACTCCGGCCGCACCGCCTGGATCGACAAGGGGGTGTGGCCTCACGTCGTCGCGGCGAGCGTCACCGGGCACCTGTACCAGCACGAAGACGGCTGGACGGCGTCGGGCGTGAGCCGCGTCGGCCAGGTCTACGCCGAGACTGGCTCGATCGAGATCGGCAGGGGCGAACGCTTCACCGAAGTGCGCCAGCTCATCCCCGACGACTGCGAGGACGCGGCCTGCGTCGCCGTCTGGTTCAAGCTGCGCGAGAACCCCCGCAGCGCTGTTTATTCGACCGCTGGCCCTTACACCTTCACCCAGGCCAACGGCTTCTGTGACGCGAGGTTCACTGCACGTCAAATCGAGATGAGGGTGGAGGCCACCAGAGATGCCGACTTCCATATCGGAACGCTTCGCGCCGACGTGGTACCAGGCAGCGGAAGATAGAGCATGTCAGACACCAACATCCCGCAACCGGGGCCGACGTACGACCAGCAGTGGGCCGCTGAATTCAAACGCCAGGTAGACCGCCTGGCCGAACAAGCCTTCCGCCGCGACCGCGACGTGGAGCTGGGCGTGGGCTCGATCATCGCGCGCAGCTCCGGCGGCAAGCGCTTCAAGATCTCCGTCGACGACGACGGCAATCTCCTCACGAGCGAGATCCTGCCCGAGGCCGAGGCGCCGCCGCCTCCACCGCCTCCGCCGCCTCCGCCGCCGGCAAACGCGCCCGTCAACACCGTGCCTGGCGCGATCACGCTGCTCGTGAACGAGACGCACACGTTCAACGGCACGCTGTCCGTGGCCGACAGCGACAGCATCAGCGTGACGACATCCGTGTCGGCCAGCGCCGGCACGCTCGTGCCTTCCGGCGGCAGCGGCGCATTGGTCCTTGGCAGCGGCACGACAGCCGTCTCGATCACTGGCACCGTCGTCCAGGTCAACGCGGCCCTCAACGGCATGGTCTACACCGCGCCGGCAACCGCCCAGACCGTGGTGCTCCAGGTGAACACGAACGACGGCGATCTGACCGACACGGACCAGATCTCCGTCACGGTCGCTGCCTCGCAGCCGCCTGCGCCATCTCCGCCTTACTACCCGTTCGGCTCTCGCCTCGACCTGGTGAGCGGCAAGTACCCCTACGGCATCGTCGTCTCGCACAAGAGCGCGTCGGAGATGGACGCCTCGATCCGCGCCAAGTACAACCAATGGAAGGGGGACGGGGCCGGCAGCTCGCGCGTGGTGAACGACCCAGCGACGCCAGGCGGCAAGGCCGTCAAGTTCGCCGACCCGTACCTGACCACGTCGGAGAGCATGGGCTACGGCATGCTGCTGGCGGTCATCATGGCCGACCAGCCGCTGTTCGATGCGTTCCTGAAGACCGTGCGGAACCACCCCGCGTACAGCGTCACGACGGCGAGCGGCAACGCGAACGTCGGCAACTACCTGATGGACTGGCTGACATGGGCCGACGGGTCGCCCACGAGCGACACCAAGGTGGTCGGAGCGGATACGCTCTCCGCCGGCTTTGGTTGGAGCAGGATGGACGGGGACCAGGACATCGCGATGGCCCTGCTCATGGCCGATCGCCAATGGGGCGCCACCGGCACGACCTACAACTACCTGGCCGAAGCGCGCCTGACCATCAGCGCTCTGAAGGCGTGGAACATGCAGGCGAACGGCACGACGAAGGGGCTGAACAACGGGCAGACGCACCTCTCGCGCACGTCCGACTACATGCTGGGGCATTTTCTCGAATATGGCGAGGCCAGCGTCGACACGGCCGACAAGACGTTCTGGAACACCACGACCATCCAGCGCTGCGCGGAGCTGATCGAGCTGATGCAGCAAACCTTCAGCTCCGTCGGTGCGCTGATGCCTGACTTCATCGTCAACACGGACGGAAGCCTGAACGGGCAGATCAACCCAGACACCACGCTGCCCTATAACGGCCCGACGCCTTCCCCTGGGTACGTCGGAGACGGCGGAGACAACGAGGACAAGTACTACGCCGACGCGCATCGCAATCCGTGGCGCTGGGGCACCTACCTGGTGTCCGTCAACGACCCGCGCTGGCGCGCGATCATGGACAGGCTCACGAGCTGGATCCGCACGAAGACCGGCAATACACCGGCCAACACTGCGATCGGGTACGGCCTCGATGGCTCCGAGATGGGCCGCACCTCACCAGCGCGCGGCCTGGTCGCCGGCTTCATGAACGGCGGGCAGACGAGTGTCGGGAATCAAGCCTGGGTGAACGCCTGCTGGGACTGGTGCGAGCAGTGGTACGCGAACCAGCACTACGACGCGGAGCTGATGATGCTGGCGATGATCGTCGCCAGCGGCAACTGGTGGAACCGCATCACGGGCCGGGCCGGCGCGCTGCCCCCGC